TGGGGCTGTACAGGCCGATCAAGGTGAAGATCTTGCGCCGGGCGTACGGGCCTTCGAGGATGGTGAACTCACCGTTGATATAGACTGCGCCGCTCGCCCCTCGGGTCGCGTAGCCGCCGGTCCAGCCCTGGCTGGGATCGTCGAAGCCGCCGGGCCGGATGCCCACGCGCACCTTGGCCAGCGTCCCCTTGGGAATCAGCGCGGCGTTCTGCTGGGCGTCGTTGTAGTCGTTCCAGGACGGTGCCATGGGATCAGCTCCTTGTGTTGACGGTGGTGGACGGCGGGGCCTCGGCCGGCGCGGCGGCCGGCAAGGCATAGGAAAGGCGCTCGGAGGGTGGGCGCAGGGGCCCGCGGATCTTCTCGAACAGGCGGCCGAGATGGGGCTCTTCCAGCATGTCGAGCCGACCGCTGCGGTCCTTGGCCGGAAAACCCCAGGGATTGAGCGTCTGGCAGACGAAGCCGCGGGACAGGCTGCCGTCCTGGCCCTTGATCTCGGCCAGGGTGATGACCTGGTCGACGATGCCGGGCAGTTCGAGGCCGGTCTTGCTGCCTTCGATCTGCGGGCTGAACACGCGCCGGTTAAAATCGTCGAGCTTCTCGTCGAGGATTCCGACGAAGATCACGTTGCGCGCCCGCGTGTGCTGCAGATGTGTCAGCCACGCGATCATCTCGCGGCCGTGCAGACCGTAGGCACCGCGGATGTCGGCCTTGCCGGTCCGGTCCGCGAAGGCCTCGGGTTGTCCGCGGCACCACTGGAAGCAGAGCCGGCCGGCCACCGTGATGCTGTCGATGAAGATCGTCTCGAACGCGTCGAGCGACAGCGACGGTCCATACTCGGCAACGACCGCGGCATGGTGGGCCGCCGAGTATGGTTGGTCGTCGCGTAGAGCCGGGTTGGGTCCGCCGATGAACACCGCGAAGTCGCGGCACTCCTGCCAGGTCCTCAACCGAAGCGTCGCTCCGGACCAGTCCTGGACGGCGAGGTCGCCCGCCTCGAGATCGGCGAACAACGTTTTCTTCTCGGGCAAGGTGAACAGCAGGCTGGTCTTGCCCGAGCCGCTCTTGCCAAAGACAGCGGCCTTCACGCCGCGGGCTTCGGCCAACCGCTCATCGGCGCTGACGATACGGAGGCTCATCGTGCGTCCTCCTTGAGGGTGAGAACAAAGCTCGGCTTGCCGGTCTTGACGGTGCGGGCCGGCGCGAAAGCGGTGCGGATGTTCTCGGGCCAGGCGGTGTACTTGCGCTCCGGCACCTTGATGGCGATGTCGACGTACTGGGTGGGATCGTCGCCGGCAGCACGGATACGCTCGACCACACCGGTGATCAGCGCCTGGTCCCAGTCGACGCGCTTGGGCAGGTCGGCCACGACGGTGACGCCGTCCTGCTCGAAGCGCACCGTGCCGGTGTCCTTGCCGGCCTCGCGACGCAGCGCCTGAACGTGGTCGGCGAAGCGCAAGGCGATGGCGCCATCGATCCAGTCCTTGGCTTTCTTGGTGGCGTCGAGGGCAGCCGATGCATCTTCCTGCAGCAGCGCCAGGTGTTCGGCTGGCAGCTGCGCGATCTCACCGATCGGCAGCATGCGTATGCTGTTCAGGGGTGGACGATTTGTATTTCCGTTAGACATCATCAGATCTCCCATGGAGGAATAGGGCGGCGCACATTCGGGGTTCGCCTGGTCGCGTGGTGCAAAGGGTCGACGGGCTCGGCATCGCCCTGCCCCATGACGGCCTCGTACAGGCGGTCGAGCCGATCGGCCTCGTCGAGGCACTGCATGCCCTTGAGGCGCATGAAGCGGCGTGCCGCATCGAGCTGGGCGGGATCGGCGATCAGCTCCCTGACGGACACTTCCTCGTCGCGCTCGGGCACGAAGTAGGACGGCCGCTGCAGCGACCGGATCAGCGGCAGGAACGACGCATCGACCTCGCCGAAATCAGACTGGCCGGTTCCATTGCGCGAGTGGTGCAGCACGCGCTTTACCTCGGCGATGCAGCCGTTGCGCAGGATTCGGGCAGCGCCCTCGGTCTCGGCGGCGTCCGTCGTGTTGGGGAAGACCGATCGCAGTATGTGGTCGACGATGCGCGGGGCGCTGCGGCCGATCCGGTCGGCCGCCTCCCAGACATGATGCGTGAAATCAGGTGTTCGCTTGAGCATGTGCGGCCTCCAGGATGGTGTTGAGGGCGTCCCGACCGCGCGTCATCTTTGCGATGCTGCGTTCGAGCATGGGGGCGTCGAGGCAACCCGACAGGATGAACTTGGCGCCGTGCGCATCGAGGTAATCGGCGATGCGGGTACAGCAGCCGTCGATGCCGGCGCTGGCGTCATAGGCGGGATTGGGCTCGTAGAGCGGGTTGCGGGCGCGCTTCCTGGAGCCTCCGCCGCGCAGGCCGCGCATCGCGGCATCGACGACCATCTTGCGTAGCGCCGCCCTGGTCGGCTCCTCGCCGCGGTCCATCTGCTCTTTGAGAGTGCGGCCGACGATGCCGGGCTGGGCCCGTTCGGCATCACGTACCAGGCGCGCTTCGTGGATATCCTTGCGGGAGAGGCCGATGTCGGCGACCGTCGCACGAGAGCTGCTGTTCCCGTCTGGAACAGCTCGTGCGTGCTGCCCGGTGCTGGCCACCTCTCCCCGCTCCTGCGCGGCGTCGTATTCGTCGGCCATCCGCAGCTTGGCGCGCGCCTCGATCTGCAGGGCATGGGCCTGGGCACGATGGGCGGCGACGATCAGGTCGTCGTGGGCCTGCTTGGCTTTCGCCAGGCGCGCCGTACGCTTCGCCGCGTCATACGCCAGCGTGGCAAGGTCGCGTGCTTCCAACACTTCGGCGGCATCGCGGGCGTTGACCAGGGCCGCCGCCGCGTCGGCGAGAAGTGTGGGCAGGTACTGCCCATTGATGGGCACGGCGGCAAGGTCCATCACGCGACCTCCTTCAGCAGCAGCGCCGACGGCAGCGCGGCGAGTGTCTCGGGCCGTGGCCGGGCGATCGCCAGGTAGCTGAACCGCTCGCTGCAAACCCTGCGTTGCAGCAGGTGCACCAACCCGTGTTCGGCCAATCGCATGGCTTGGCTCGCGACCCGCCCGAGCGCTGCGCGTTCACGCTCTCTGAACGCGTCCCCGTGAGACGAGCGGTCGAGGGCCAGAAATCCCTGGTGATATTCGAGGATGTCGCCGGGGCTCGCCTGACCGACCCAAGCGAGCAGATCGATCTCGGTGTGGTGACGCGGCAACAGGGCATCAGTGCGAGCGGCGTTCATCGCGGCGCCCCACTGGCCTGTGACGCAGGAACGATCGCGTTGCGCTGCCGGCCCGCCTCATAGGCCTCGATGTCCGAGAGGCGGTAGACGACCCGGCCGCCAATCTTCAGGTACTGGGGCCCCCGTCCCTCCCAGCGCCAGCGCTCCAGGGTTCGATGGCTAAGTGACCAGCGGCGGGCCAATTCCACCTGGTTTAGGTGATGGATTGGACAAACCATCACTTAGGCTTCCTATTTGGAGGCTTTCTTGCGGCCTCCAACTCCAACTTGTCGATGTAGGCCAAGACCTTGTCGGCGGTCGCTAAAGTGGGCGACCGGCCGCGGCGGAGGTTTAGCAGGAATGCGCTATCTCCCACCGCATATTGACCAAACACGCTGGGCTTGGTGCCGGTGGCTACCAAAAAGGCCTCGACGCGGGCCAAAAAGTGTTCACTCATCGTTCTCGTCATAGGGAACATCAAAACGATGATCGCCTATTGCGTCAACGAAAAGAGATTGTTAATATCCAATCCAATTAGTTCAAGGACTTAGCCACCCCATGTATCTCGATCCCATCCGACTGCGCATCCTGAAGCTGGTCGACCAGCGCGGCAGCAACCTCAAGCAAGTCTCTCTGGCGCTTGGGAAAAACGCCGCCTACGCGCACCAGTACATCTATCGCGGCACGCCGAAGGTGCTGCCCGAGGATGTCCGCGAGGCACTAGCCGAATTCCTGGGCGTTGAGGGCGCCGAGCTGCGCCATGCCGAGGTACCGGCGCGCAAGCCCCGTAGCGACACCGAGCCGGAGGTGCCGGACGGTCCCCGCCGACGGCACGGCAAACCACTGGCCGAAGGCTTCTCCGCCGTGTCGGAGATCGATGTACGGGCATCAGCGGGTCCTGGCGCCATCAACGACGGATTGGAGGAAACGAAGGGGACCTGGCTCTTCCCCGATCCCGTCATCCGCCACGAGTTCCGGGCCCGCGCCCAGGACCTTCACATCGTGACCATCGACG